CCCCTTTCAGGGTTTTCAGCCAAGTCAGGATAGAAATCTCGCCTTTGCGAAATTGTAGACTTTTTTCATCCGCAATGGTAGAGACGTTGTTCATCGCGTCTAACATTGTCTCTACGTCTTCCATCAGATCAAGCCAGCCATCCTGGGAGAACAGGTCAAATCTGGCTTCGTAGTACTTTTGCAGGTCAGGGCTCATTTTTAAGCAGTCAAGATGTTAAGGGCTGTGTTGATGTGCGCAACGCGGTCGTTCAAGCCGATAACGCCGCCGTTGATCTTCTTTGTCATACCTGTAAAGTCCTTGGCATCGGCCTCTTTGTTCAGGCCGCGCTTATTCCAGTACCAGGCTGCCGTCAGGGCAGCATTTTCTTGAGTCAGAACCAAGTCAGGATTAGCCACAAAGTCCACGCCCAGGGCGTCGGAGGCAAGGCGGTAGTTGTCCTTGCCAGTCAACTGGATCAGGCCACGGCCCCGGTACTTCCAGCCATCGCCTACCTCAGTGTTGCCCATCCGGCCAGAATAGACCTTGTTGGCAATCTTCTCAGGGTTGCGGTGGAACGGCTGCGCGTCCGCTTCAGAAGCAAAGCGGCTCGGCCAAGTGGCGTGCAAACCCTTGGCGCTGTAATTCAGGTTCTCTTGCAAGGTCTTGAAGCCGCCTGACTCATGGGAGCACTGGCCGATGAACGCCGCCTGGCGCTCGGGGGTGCTGATGTCAAAACGCTGGAACGCTGCCGTCAATGGCTCCAGCCAAGACGGGTCGATGTGCATTTCCTTGAGTTGGTCTTCTGTCATTTTGCTGTCCTTGAGAGAATGTCAGTCTTGGCTTGCGACCCTGCGCTAGAGCCAAAGTAGTAGGCGATGATGCCCGTCCACGCCGTACCCAAGCTGCCCAGCATCATCAGAATTGCAGGGTTGCCGCTGTCAATCTGGTTGAAAAACATCATCACCATGATGCCGAAGAAGCCGACAGTGACCGCGCCAGCCAAGATGGGCGGCATCATGCTGCGAGTCGTGGCCTGCATCTCCCGTGCTGACTTGCGGTCTTCCACTTCCAGCTTCTCAAAGTTCAGGCCCAGTTCCTGCGCTTGCTTTTGCAACTCAATCTCTGCAATCTTGACCTGTGCAATCTGCTCGGCTGACAGCTTGTTGTTGGAGATCATGTCCCCCACCTTGTCAGGGTCAACCCCAATGGCCTTGGAGATAGCCGACACAGCCATGCCCGCCAGTGGGCCACCCATTGCCGTGGCGATGGTCGGTGCGATTTGTTTAAGCCAATCCATATCAATTACCCCTTTTGGTTAGCATGGCGCTGGCGATCTCCAGCATGAATTTTACCTGTTGAATGTCTTGCGGTGGCTCTGCCCACCCGACCGTAACCTGTCCAACAAAGCGGTGGCTGTCTGGCGGTACGCTTACCCGGCAGGTGAACGTCACGCCCTTTTCCAAGTACCACAAGCCAACCTCAGACTGAGCGTAACGGTAGTCCCCACAGGGAATTTCGTTGGTCATCAGTTTGACCACATCGGCGTTGTTGGCAGAGTTCTGGCTGAACAGGCCCACATCAATGTCTTCAATCGTCTTGTCGCGCCCGTCCTTGGTGTAGGCTTTGTATAGCACCCGACTGTTGAACAAAGGGTTGACCTTGAACACCGCCACCACGGTTGCGCCCGTCTTTTTGAGCAGCATGGAACTGGCATCATCGGCCCTTGCAGCGTTGATCTCTGGCAGCTTCTTCGATTCCTTGTAAGCGTCAAACATGAAGGTCTGGTTCTGCCAAAGGAAGTACCCGGCAAAGGCCACCACACCCATGATGAGGATGGCAAACAGCTTGAACGGCGAGTCCACATAGGTCAGCACCTTGTCAATGATGGACTCAGGTTTTTCGCTCATCGCAGGTGCTTCATGTAAAGAACGATGCCGCCCACCAGCAGGGCAGTCAGGATAACAACCCCCACGCCAATGGCGATGTACTCAACCATGTCTTCAAGCTGCTTCTGCCGCCTCTTTGCTTCTCTGGCGGCTTCTTCCTTGGCTTCCCTGCGTCTACGGGCAGCGGCGGCTTGGAACTTCTGCCAATCCTCCCACATACCGGGTCTGCCAGCGTAGACCATCCGTTCACGCAGTTCAACTTCTTGCGCGTTCAGTTGCTCCAGCGCCATGAATTCTTCCATGTCGCTGCCGCCGCCCTTCTTGGTGGCCCTCTCTTGGATGATCGCCTTGTTGTCGAAGTAGTCGAACACCCGTGAGCCGAGCGCAGACAGTTCCTTGCCGTTGGCTAGAGCGCCTTTGATGACTGCGAAAGCAGCGTTAGCAGCAGCAAGTTCAGCCAACATACAGCACCTCAACAAACACTTTGGCGCACCAGACCACCAGCCCACAAAGGAGGGCCGCAGCGATGAAGCTAACGGCCCAGTCTTTCATTTGAGTTTCACGTTTTGCCAGACGATGCCAGCAGCGGCTACAAGACCACCGATCCACAGGATAGGCTTGGCGAGCTTACCGAACCACTCCAGCACCGTGAACGCGCCTTGAGCAGCCTCAAACGCCTTGACCACGCCTTCCGTATTTTGTTCGATGCGGTCTACTTTGGTTTCGACAGCAAGCAAGCGGTCGTAGATTTCACGGTGGGAGATGTCGGGGATCATGCTTACTCCGGCTGTGGGGCTTCTGCTGCTTTTGCTTGCTCTTGAATCTTAACGATCAAAGGCCACACGCCAGATTTCGCTGGCATCTCACCCAAGACCTGCAAGATGAATTGCACTTCGTTTGGTTCAAGGTTCAAGTTCATGCCGCAGCCCAAGGAGTACCAGTGGCAGTCACAGGGTTCTTCTGCAACTCAATGTTTTGAGCCAGAGCAGCTTCGGTTGCTGTCTTGTCAACACCGCTGTCCCAGACCCACTGCAAAACTTCAGATTCTGTGACTTGGTTGTACGGGATCGTAGGACTGCCATCAGCCCATGAGCAGGTGGAATAGATGGAGGCCGTGTAGTCTCCGTCAACAGCGGATGCGGTCCAATGTGCCGTTTGGATGAAGCCGTTGGAGACTTCGTAGTTTGTGGTGGAGATCGTCCAGTTGTAGATGGTCATGATGAGTCCTTTTGGGGGTTAAAGTGAAGTGATGGTTTCCCATGCTGTTGTGTAAACACAAAGTTTTGCCAAGGTGGTGTCATACACCATCAGGCCAGCAGCAGGAGAGGCAATAGCGTTCTTCTGTGTCGTGGTCATGTTGGGCATCCTCACGCCCTTGGTGGTGCTCTGAGCGTCTAGGATGGCTGAGGCTGAAGGTGAGGTCGTCCCAATACCGAGGTTGCCGGAGGCATCCAGCGTCATCGCCTGAGTGAAGGTGATAGCGTTACCTGCTGTGCCGGAGGGGGCGGTGTACCAAGCGTGAGCGCCAGCGGTTACGTTATATCGAGATGCTCCGGCAGTGACAATGTAGCTGAACGTATTTCCACTGGACTCATAAGCATTGCACATCAGGTTGGCAGTGCCGTTCTGCTGCTGCCCGACGGCGGTTGTGGACAAGAATTGCATCCAGCGACCAGCACCAAACGCACTCGGAGTAACCCCCAAGCCGAGGTTGCCTGCGCTGTCAATGCGGAGGCGTTCGGTAGGCGACGAAGCACCGTCAGCGGTCGTTGAGAACACCAGACGACCCGGCATATCGTTTGTGCCCGGAGTGCCATCAACTGCTGCCGATATGCTGGCTGCGCTGATAAGCCCCGTGCCATCTGCCCCAGCAAAAAACACTCGTCCCAAAGTATCGCCAGAAGCCACAGCCGTTACATCTCCAACCGCAGTGCCGCGAGAGCGGTTAAGCTGAAGAATTGGCGAGTTTGCCGCTGTTGCGTTGTTGACGGTCAGGTACTGAGAGCCGCCGTTTACTGTGGTGCTTTCGACTTGCAGTGCTGGTGTTATCCCGCCCGCTGTTCTCGCACTCGTAGTCCCCAACAACAGTCGCCCACTCGCATCCAGCGTCATCGCCTGAGTGAAGCTAATAACGTTACCTGCTGTGCCGGAGGGGGCGGTGAACCAACGGAACGCGCCACCTGACGTAGCATCAAACCGGGTTGCGTTCTGCCCGGTAGTCACATATATAAAGTTGGTGTTGTCGCTGTAATAGTTGGTACCAAACGCAAGGTTATTTACTGTTGCGACAAGGTGCGAGGTACTGGCTGCGGCAATGTTAAACGCCTTATGGTTGCTCCCCCAAGCACTCGGAGTAACCCCCAAGCCGAGGTTGCCGGAGGCGTCGAGGCGCATACGTTCGGCACTTCCAGTCAAAAATATCAACGGTATTGAGGTTACGGCATTTACACTAAAAGCCGTTGAAGTGGACTGAATAATACCGTTTCTGGTTCCGCTGTTTTTGAAGTCCAATCTGGTGTCGGTTGCGCCATCTATTGTTACAACGTACCCAGCAGCACCAACAACAGTAAGGGGTGAACCAACAGTTGTCGTCCCAATACCTACGTTACCTGCGAAATAGTTTGCCGCCGTCCCGCTTGCATAAATGTTCCACTTGTTGGTGCCGGAGGAGACCAGCGAGGAGATGCCGTAGTTGTTCGTACCTTGGGTTTGGTTGTTTACCAAAACACCATGCTGGTCGGTGATGGTGCTGCCGACACCTTTGGCAGCGTCAGCCGCTAGAAAACCAGACACCCTGCCCACAGTAAAAGCCGCCGCCTCCGTTTTCGGGTCAGACAAGAAAGAGTCAATCGCATTAGTGGCACTAGACGATCCAGTAATACTTGAGTAAAAACCTCTCTGTGACGTTCCAGTAAGCGCCGCGCTGCGAACATAAAGCCCGATGCCAGATACACCTGCACCACCCACACC